ATGGCTGGTTTTTATCGAACCAATTTGGGAAGAGTCGCGCTTCAACAACGTAATATTGCTTTAAATGCCAAACAAAGACGTTTACTTCTATTAATTGATCATGAAGATTTTCAAAGTCTCAATACCGAGTTTAAAAAACGCATTGCTCCACCAGAACTCATTCAACAACTTATTGACTTAAAGCTTATTGCCTCTATTAGCGAAAACAATTCAGAATTTACTGAACAAATACCTCTCTCAGAATCAACTACCACGAGTTTAGAAGTAAAAGCGCAACAAAAAAGCACCATAGATGAAAATGAAAGTGCCGATCTGACTAGAGAAATTAAAGTTTCTCTAAAACCATCATGCCATTCTTCAAATATTGAAAATATTCAACCCGTAGTACCATTTAAACAACTTACTTTTGAAGAAATACAACAATTGATGAAGCAAAGCTTGAATCAATACTGTGGACTTATGGCCAAACCACTTATTCAGAAAATAGAACAAATTAAAAATCTTCAAGAACTGAAAATGTGCCAAATGCAATGGATTACCAGTTTGCAAGAGTCAAGGATTCCCCCTCATGAGCTCGCACATACGCTTCACTCTATTAATTATTCAATTCAGCTCATTCAGCAAAAGAACTAAAACATAACAAGCTGCTGTTTAATTAAGCATTAAATTCACTTGGTACGTATTTCGTGCTTTACCTGCAAGTGTTTTTTTCCTATGATGTGCCCCACACATGCGCTCGTAGCTCAGTTGGATAGAGTACAGGTTTCCGAAGCCTGGGGTCGTGGGTTCGATCCCCGCCGAGCGCACCAATCTATTATATAAAATCAATAACTTAACTATATTTTGGCGTATATTTGGCGTAATGCGCTATTTATCCACAGGTTTAGAGGTAATTTTGCTTCTTATCAAAGGTCCATCTTTTACCGTTGTAAGTCACGGTGCCGTCCAAATTAATCGGCAACTCTTTTAATGAATAGTCGTAGATTTTAACAACATTCCCATTCTTATCTAAATCAGCGGGTAGATTGCAAGTATTCTCCATCCTGCCCGCTTCCGAAACCATGATCATGACTTGCGACATCACAAAGCCCTTACACAAATCGAGACATTCACATTACTATTAATAGTGTGAGCTGTGCAACCTGAGAATAGGAGGCACAGCAATGTGATGATCGATGCAACTTTGGTACGTTTACACATATAAGTTACTTCTTTAAAAAGAGTGCTCGTTCTGCTTCTCGGCGACGAACTAGGCCCTTCATAACCTTGCCACCTGCTTTGTTCCAAACTAGGAATTGATCAGCAGCACCTTGATAGTCACGTTTATTGAGTTTCTTTAATAAGGTTGAATTATTAAAAGCACCAGAGCCAATGTTGTAAGTCAGCGATACTAATGCATCAAACTGATTTTGAGTTAAAGGTACAGTTACCGATTCATTTACAGTCTTTTCAAATTTGGCTAAGTCATGCTTAAAGTAAGTCTTAGCTTGCTCAGGTGTGCAAGTATCACCTTGCTTAACCTTCACGCCATTTGGATAAACAGTCGTGCCAGTTCCAATAGTCCAGACTCCAACACCATCGTCATAAGCTTTGAATCTTGTTCCCTCAAAACTTATGATTAAATCTACACCAACATCACTTGTAGTCATGCCAGAAGGCGCAAGTTTTTCGACCACTTTATTTAGATCATCTACTTGTGCCTGTGTAAGCTTGCCGCCTGCAATAACTCTGGCAGCATCGAAGAATGGTTTAGTTGTCATTGGATTCACCTTTCTTTTTCTCTAACTCAGAGCTACCAAAATAAAACCCACATGCTGTTGTCATAGCCCCAGCAATAAAACCCAATGCCGTATTAATCAGATTGCTATTTTCACGTGGCATATCCACAAAAAATAAAGCAATCACTAAAACAAACATCAGTCCCACTAATGCGAAAGCTAGATAAGCTCTTGTGTTTTCACTATTCATCGTCCTGCTTCCTCTAACCGTGAAACCTTCTCTTTAATTAAAGATTGATCTTGGCTTAATTGAATAATTGAAGATCCAACCCAAGCGCACAGCGAAAATACGATTCCTGCAAAGATGCCAAGCAGTACACGCAATACAGAAAGACCGCCATCTTGCGAAGCTGTACGATTTTCCAAATTCGCGACTTTGATATCTAATGTATCGATGTCCTTTTTGTTCTGTTCGCTAGTCTCTTTGTGCGCTTCATTAATGAAAGTCAGTCGAGTAACATGATCTGACAACATGCGGATATCACTCTGAATGGAGTCAATTTTCTTTTCAAATCTCAACCCATACGATTCATTTTCAGTCATGCCTTCCCCCTAATTTCGGCAATAAAAAAGCCCTAACTTATTAAAAGCTAGGGCTTGTGGTGGTTTGGTGTGTAGTTACGATGCTTTTTTAATTACAAGCTTATATCGACTACCAATAAAATCAGGATCATCTTCAATTGATACTTCAGTATTGAACCCTTTCTCAAAAAGTAGATTAGAAATGGCCGTTGTTGTTTCTTCATTTAAAGTCATCTTTGAATAAAGAGTACATACTCCGTTTTGTGCAATGTCTGCCTCAATCTTTGGCAATGCACCCTCTACATACATTTCTGCGTAGTTCATATTAAATTCCTGATTCTAGTGTGAATGATACTGAGAAGCGCATAGGGTCAACTAATGCACCTGTCAAATCTATAAAAAACATTTTAACCCCAGATCCAACTTTGTAAGATGTCCAACTCCCACCGTATGCTTCAATTGCTTGTAGCGTCGGTGGCAATATAGCCTTTCCATCACCTAATCCCGTTCCAGAAAAAATGCCAGAAACAAAAATGTGCGGATTTGCTAATTCAGTTGTTACGCCCGCATCTCGTTGCAATCTATAGACTCCCGTAGACTCTTTTGAGATAGACCAGCCTGCGTTATTTTGTTGGGTAGTAAAGTTGACATCATAAGTCAGCATCATCGGTGCAATAAAACGACCGACTTTTGATACTTCGTGATTGTATGTATTCCACTTTCGAATTTTTTTAGTCCATGCATCAGATGCAACATAAGGTGTATTTGCAGCAGTAGCGCCAATTACTCGCTTAAATACTACACTTGAAACTGATGTTTCATCCTGATTTCCAAAATACAATTCGCTATTAGGTGCATTGATGTGGATTGGTGTTTTATACCCAGAATCTGCCGCAGTCGGTTGAGTAGTAATTAATAATCTTCGATTAGTACCACCATACCAATTAGCAAAAAGAGTAGCTAAACCAGATGGAGAAAGTTGTATTTTCGCACCCGTCGCACCGCTTAAAGTAATACGACTCTTATCGATAACAACACCACCGATATTATCTGATACAGCCAAAGCAGTTGTGTCAGCTCGATTTAGCCAAGGCGTTCTAATGTATAGATTATTAGTGATGCAATTAAATGTTTGTTGATAAGAAGTATTTACAAGCCAGTCACGAGCTACACCATCTCTTGTTTGCTCTGCCCAAATTGCATTGAATGAGCAATTCGACCAGATACCTGCTGTTAAACCGTACTGCATATATTCAAGAATAATATTATTAAAGACGCACTGATAAGCTTCTTTAGCAAACAGCACAGGGTATTTACCCCATTGCCATGAGCAGTTGTCAAAATATGCAGTAGTACTTTGTTTAGAATCAACATCAGCAATATAAAACCCTGCATTTGATACACCAATTGACATCAAATTTTGGACACGGAACGAGACCGTTGCATTCGATAAATATACTTGATTGTAAAACCCAGAAATATTTGCATTTGAAAGTGTGAAGTTATAACCATCAACTTTTAAACCCGAAATATTTTCTGAAACACCCTCACTTACTAATTGCAAATCTCTTACTTCGGCGCCCACGTTAATAAATGCCACATTATTAAGAAGGGTATTTGAATTTGAATAATCACCTGGTCTTACCTTTAGAGAGTTCATTGCATACGCAGTGGCATTTTGTCTACTAAATCCACCTCCAACAATCCCTTTACCCTTGCAATCAACTTGTTTATTGATGCGATATTCAACTTGTCTGTTAGCAAGATAAATATTCGAACCTGTGTATGGACTCAACGCACATCGAATAAATGCGTCCGCATCGTCATAATTTGGGGCGTCACCAAGTCCGCCAAAATCGTCGACAGTAGGAAACGCAACTGTGATTTTTTCCCAATTGCCCCCAACATCAGCAACAACAATATACCCATCGGGGGTTCGTGTACTATTCTTATTAAATACAAAAGTCCCCCCGCCAAGATGTTTATTTCTAATGACTGAGCGTACATTAACTGTTCGACCTTGCCATTTTTTAACTGTTACTAAATCATCAAGGCACTCAACAACAGTTACTGCAAGTGCACTAACAGCACCGTTTGCAATTGCTTCTTCAAGCATTGCATTTGTATTCTGCTCAAGATTGAACAGCTTATTAAAAAAGTCTTCACGGGTTTCTTCATTGAGTGAATTTACATAGATATTTAGATTTTTAATATCTGTATCAGTGAGCCAATTAGTAACTCCAAGTTCTTGAAGCTTCCACCAAATTAAATCAAAGTCTTTGTTTACAGGTGATGGACGAAATGAGTTGTTGTAAGATTGATACTCAGTGGTTCTAAGGAATGGCGTATTTCTTTTAATTGTAATCAGCACACCATTAGCAGGTGCAGAATTGAAAGTTATTGAGCCGCCAGCAAGGCTCCATGACCCAACTGGGGCTTCTTCGCCATCAAGAGATACAATCAAGTATTCAGATTTATCACAGTCAAACGTAAGCGGATAAACTGTAGTAGTTCCATTCGCTGTATATTCTATAAATGGCGTCTGTTCTGGTACTGCCATAGCCTACCCCTAATCAAAGTCTACTGTGGCTTCGTATACGCCACCGTTTGTTCTCCAATTAGGCGTTTCTTCATAGTCTGTTTGGTTGTGTGATTTACCTATGCGTATAGGTTCATCAGATATTGCACCTGCTAATGAATCTAATGGATCATCAATCTGGTTCGTAACTGCTGGATTCCATGAGCGCATAATACGAACTTCAAAACTATCATCTTCTGGCTTATCTGGATCATATAAAACTGATACATGAGCCCATAGAACACCCGAATTTAATGGGCCTTCAATAGCTCCTAAAATCCTTAGGTTTTTATTCTTAGTTTCTTTTATTTCAGTTACACCACATCTAACACCTTGTTGTTTGAGGCAACTCTTTAGAACACTTGGGAAAAATCCACCTACACCATTTGTTTCAACCGTCACTCTAGTAATGTAAAACTCTTTAATAAGTTGAACTAATTGATAGACCTGTCCACCTATAATGTTGTGGCCTGATTCATCCGTAGGACCCACTTCTCCTTTCAGGCTAATAGATCTATGCCAGTACATTCGGCCTTGTTCATCATGAAGAATTAGTGCAACAGATGAGATATCTGAATCTTTCTTCCCTTCAGATGGATCAACACGTAGAGAAGCAGAAGCAATTCTGACATTGCCTAACATCATTAATGCAACGCCATTGGCATATTTTAAAGTTGGTTCACAGTCATATGGGATCAACTTGTCAGGATCAAGACGAACATCACCAATAGGCTTAGCATGTAGTTGGTATTGTGAATCCCATTCATTGATAGTTCGACACTTTTTACGTCGTTTTGTCATTTCCTGTTTAGTGAAGCGTTCAGGCCATAGTGCTTTGGCATAAAAGTCAACAAATGAATAGTCATCAAGAAGTGTTACTTTATAGCCATTGCCATGTTTTTCTATTGTGTAGTGCTTATTCTCTTCTAGGCACTTACTATATTTATGAATGCCACTAAAAACATATTCAGGATAGAAGTTTAGAACTGCTTCTCTTCGCCCCTCTATTCGATATTCATGTTCAAACATCCTTCTAATAAAGCAGTTTGCCCCAGCCTCAATCATTTCTTTATAGATTGACTCATAGCTGTGTGGAGTCCCAATAAATAGACTTGTTCCACCAGGAACTAAAATATGGGTCTGCTCTGTAAGGCTATGTTTTAATTTTTCTCGATTTTCTTCTGTGGCTACGTTCTTCTGTACTTCTACGTCATCGTTTTGGATATGTTTGGCACGTTGTCCAGTTACGCTTGATAAAATGCCTCGCGCATACATAGAGCCATACTGTTCATCGTTAGAGCCTTCTACCCACCATTTAATGACACCACCATGAGATTTCTTTACATTATTAAGTTTACAAAGTGGGTGATTGGCAAGAATACGAACTACTGCACGACTACACTTAAGAGCATCAATATTTGTTGCTCCTTGATGCAACACTAAATCATCAACATCACGATAGAAGCGCCAAGCATTAAATACAGTTACTATCCCTGATTTATTATGCCCACGTGGAAGCATAAGAAGGTTATCAACTTCATCAGATAGATTTTCCATCCATTCACATGTTTCAATGTGGAATAAGGGTGTTTCGCGCCCTAGGTATTCATCCCAAAGAACATAGAATTCAGCAAAAGATGCTTTCATAATTAACTATAATTTGACTTAGCTTTAACACTTTGAATAATCGCTTTGGCTTTATTTTTTAAATTTTCCTCATATTTTCTTTGCGTGTCCTCATCTGTACTAGCTGGCGGCAATGTCCCTCTACGATATGCCAATACTTGCTCAACTTTTGTGATAGCTGAGGCGCATTGGTTCAGTCCCTTATAGAGCCATACTTTATTGCCACGATCCTCAGGTGTTTCAAAACCACATTCACTTGCTGCATATGCAATTTGAATAAGGTCATCAGTCATTTTCTCAGTGAGTTCTTCTAACTCTTTTGTTTGATCATCACGCATAAAAAAGCCCTCGCATATAGTTCATATATACAGGGGGTTCGGTTGGGGTTTGTTGGGTAAGTTATCTTAAAAACCAATGCCATAGATATGGAGTGAGACTTGCAACGAAGAATATTAACGTAAATACGCCATATGCACCTTGCGCCATGATCAGCTCTTCACCTGCTGTATTTCCACTACCCATCGTCCTAAGGTGATGTAAGAAGTTTCCTGTAACGTATAAGGACAGCACCCATACTAATGGAATAACCAATAATGACCACCACCCAAATAAGTTGATGATTGAGAAAAAACCCCACGCTATGCCCGCTAAAGAAGCCACCTGAAAGATTGCAATACTAGGTCTAACCAGTCCTAGCGATATTGATTTATTTAAAATTAAAGCCATCACATACAAAAACGGCACAAACACAAAAGAAATTATTTTATATATTTCCATTACTTCACCACCCCTTCAAAATCTATTGGATTCAAACCATCTAGTCCTTCACCACTTTCCCACCATTGGCTACGACCCTGCTTTTGCATCTTTCTTTTATACTTTCGTTGATAGTCTGGCGCAATAATATTTTGAAGATCATCAAACATTAAGCGATTCATGGCGGTTTTTGTGTACCATAAATTTTGACCAGGTATTTTTGATTTTGCCAACATGTACATTTGGTTGGTTTTGCTGGTTACATCTTTTCCATTTAGTAGTTGATTGGCTGTTCCGCTGGTAAGTTGGGCTAGTTTCACCATGTCGCCACCCATCGGACCTAATAAAAAATCCCTTCCATCACGTCCTGACGTATCTGCACCAGCTGCAACAATATCCCCCAAGAGAGTCATACCACCACCCTTCATCATTGCTTTTGTCATAAAGCTTAAAGCAACATCTGGATCATCGTCATCCCACATCGTTAGAGGATTGTTCCCATTTGCAATTTCACCCAACTGTAGTGACAAGGCACCCATTGCACTCATCCCCATAGCAAGAGGAATCATATAGGTAAATGGAGTTGGTGAGAATGCACCATCACGCAAAGCGCGCGTACCGTGGCGCATCAGAAAGGTTACAGGGAAGGATTTAAACTGCATCATTCCGCGTCCAAAAAACCCTAAAATTTCACCGCCATGAGTTTTACCATACAGCCTTGTACGCTCACGCAGTCCGGCTTCAATAACAGCCATACCCTGTTCATCTAAAACATGAGAAAAGTATTTTTTAACGGCTTGGTTTTTGACTTCTACTGGATCACCCAAGTGTTTTAACTGATCATCAGGGATGTTTAAAATAGATTGCGTAGTCATCAATGGGTTGCCTGATCCATCCTTCATTGGCTCTGCCAGACCCATTACCTCCCATGTACGTTCATCCAAGCCAACAGCTTTTAAAAAACTCTGATCTTTTGCATCCAGTTGCCCCCATTTTTTTTCTTTGGGCAAATTGGCGTATTTATTCATTAAGGTTTTTGACCAAGCCGCCTTAGTTGCGCGTGTCCAGGCGTTTAAGAGTGATGCGCGCATAATGGTGGATGCAGCGGTATTGGATACGCGTGCGACCTGACTGGCACGATCGTAAACGCTGGTCAGGTCTTCAGCTGCAAAACGACCTAATGATGATGTTATTTCATCAACAGCAATGCCCATGCTAAATGACAACTCCCTATCTTTGGGGTTAAATGGATTCATCTCGCCTATTAGATTACCCATAAGCTTCGCTACAGATAGATTGTGCATACGTGCCAGTTTTATCATTGGTGCTATATCTGACAGGGAAGCCAACAATGCTGAACCAAGCATTGTAGATACATTCCATGCACGGTAAGCCACACCAAAGGAGTTCAATGCTTCAATACCATGTCCCATTTCACGGTTTGCAAATACATCGTACATTGTTGTTGCACGACGAATTCCGTCAGTTAAGGCATTTGTTTTAATGCCATTTGCGTTATCAATACGTTTGGCTTCTTGTGCTAAAAGCTCAAAAGCACGGTTTGGATTGCTACCAAATTTCTCAACTAAGGCAATATTTTTTGCCATAGTATCAATATGCGAATCAATCAGATCTTGTGTGAGCAGATTTCGGGTAAATCATTCCCTTACCCAAATATCAGTTGCGACCCTGACCTATGGATTTTCATTGGGCCAGAAGGTGCTTTTGGGTGGTCTTTAGATCTTGATCATTCATGGTCTGGTTTAGATTTGAAAGAACTCACCCTCCCTCAGCTTCAAGACCTTGTTGTGTTGAAGCGTAATGATGTGAAGGATGCGACTCATCGCGACAAGCAGCAAAATTCTATTTATTTAACTAGCGACAAGGTTATTTATTACTGGCATGGAGAATGGTGTAAATCAGCTATTAATAAATCAAATGACTATGAAAACTATATTGCGAATAGCCTGACGCCTATTACTCAACCCCAAGACCCCGCCTTGATTAGCGGTGACGTTGCTTTAGCAAATGTACACAAGTGCACTGTTCAGTACTTACATGATGATGAGCCATATGGTCGTTGGACAACAATTACTGACAACCTTTGGTCACAGTACCACTTGGGCATGTTCTTAGATCCAGACACAAAGTTCAAGTTTAGATTTAAACCCCAAACCATCAAGCTTGAACTTGAGCTGCCGAAGCCTTTTGAGCCAGAAGAAGATTGTCACGTTTACATCTTAGATGACGGAAAAACAGATGGCTATCGTCGTTATTCCTACGAAGTTCATGGTGATAAAGGAAATACATTTATTGGTATTTGGCGCACCGAAGACGAGATCAAGCAAGTCGTAGAGCAACTCAGAAAGATACGAGGTACTAACTCATGAATATGTTAGTTAACAAGCCTGAGCTGCTGTGCCCTTCTTTCCCAATGCTTCAAGTGTCTAGTGAGTTTGAAGTTAAGGACAACATAGTTTCATTTGAACTGGAAAGTGGCTGTGCAACTTTGAAATGCAAAATTGTTGCTGATTTTACTAAGCAAGTTCGTGTGGTTGGTTCTCTAATGAATCAAGAAGACAGCAAGGACCAGTTTTACGACCAACTCGTAGTAGATGACCGTACACATGTTGAAGTGGTTGGTACTGAATATGTAGAGACACCTATTGGCCTTTTATTTCAGCTTACATCAACGCAAGTGGCTGACTTAAACGAGCAGCTTAAATACTACGCCGAAGAATTGGCAGATGAAGAAGCGGGAGTGGAGTGATGGAGACTAAATACGATTGGTCGGAAGCACCTAAAGAAGTTCAATTCATTGCACAAGATTCAAATGGTGACATTTTTGGTTTTGATGTTCCACCTGTACCCATGACTTATGGGAAGTGGCTTCCAGCAAATGAGTACCTTCACTTCTTTGGCAATAAACCAAGAAAAACAATTTCAGATTGGGATTTGTCATTAGAACAACGCCCAGTAGAAAAGAATTAGGAGAAGATTATGAATGCGCCAGTACAACACTCAGGACAAAACCCTTTTGCAGTAGCTGCTCCTACTACTCAAGCAATGTCTACAGTTCAATCTGATAGTCAACGTGCAATTGCAGAGGTTCAAGCTGCTTTAGTTATTGCTAAACAGTTCCCACGTAACCCAATTGAAGCTTATGACCGGATTATGAACGCTTGCCAGCGTCCCGGCTTAGCTCAATCAGCTGTTTATTCTTATGCTCGTGGTGGTAGTTCAGTAACGGGTCCATCAATTCGACTTGCGGAAATGCTTGCTCAGAATTGGGGAAATATTCAGTACGGTATCCGTGAATTGTCTTCTGAAAATGGCGAATCAACGGTTGAAGCATTTGCTTGGGATGTTGAAACAAATACCCGTCAAACAAAGGTTTTTCAGGTTCCACATATTCGTTATACACGCAATGGATCTAAAAAATTAACAGATCCACGCGATATTTATGAATTGGTTGCAAATAATGGCGCTCGTCGTCTTCGTGCATGCATCTTAGGTGTAATACCGGGCGATGTGATTGATGATGCTGTTAATCAGTGCGAAAAGACAATCCATGCAAGTGCTGATACTTCACCAGAAGCTGTACAAAAACTTGTTGTTGCCTTTGAGCAATTTAATGTCACCAAAAAAGATATAGAAGACTATATTCAGCGTCGTCTTGATGCTATTACAGCAGCCAATATCGTTGCGCTTCGCAAGATTTTCACTAGCTTACGTGATGGCATGAGTTCACCTAAAGACTGGTTTAAAAATGTCACTGTGAAGGAAGTTGGAGAAGTTCAGGAAGTTAAACCAACTGTACCAGACAATGAGTTTCCAGTTCTCCTAGACCAAATCAAAGCCGATGCAGTTACTAAAGAGTATGTATTAGAAGGCTATGCACTTACTAATGCACAGCGTATTGCGGTGGAGGCTCAGTGATGAAAGTTTCAGAAACCTTTTATGTTATTCGCAATCAAGTGGGTAGTAAGTTCATATGCAACCACAAATACGGCACGGAAACCAAGTTTTTAACATCAGCTGAGCGCCATGAAACTTTGCTTGAAGCTAATGAGGCGCTTACCGTTTTAAAAAAAGTTTTCTCAGACAGGTTGGTTAAATTTAAAAATGAAAACCCTGATTACCTAGAAAGCAAATGGCTTTTACGGGATGTTAATAGCCGCTTGGAATCGATTGAAAAGTTAAAAGTTTTCAAATGTGAGCGTACATATTTAATGGTTGATGGGTGAAGTCATGAAACTATTCCGCTGTTCTTCTCTACATAAATTAATTGGTGATGGTCGCTCTAAAGCGGCTGTCATCAGCGATACAGCAAAATCAGCTATTCGTGACATCGTGAAAGAGGACCTATATGGCTTTCGCTCATTCACTGGCAACCAGTACACCGCAAAAGGCAATCTGCTTGAAGATATGGCAATCGAGATGTCAGGCAAGATGCGGTTCAAGCAATTCAATAAACACGTTGGTCGTGTTGAGAATGAGCTCATCACTGGCGAGTGCGACATTTTAGACGGTCGCACCATCATCGACACAAAGGTGACTTGGGATATTGGCACACATCCATTCTTTGAAGATGAAGCTTTGGAGAAAGTCAAAAAATCCGGATATGACGTGCAGATGCAAGCGTATATGTGGCTGTATAACTGTGATGTGGCTCATGTAGATTTCTGGCTATTCCCTTGCCCTGCTGAGCTTTTAAAAGACTGGGATGACATCGAGCAACTGGTTCACCTGGTTGAGGCTATCGACATTCGAGAGCGCCTGACCACTGTAACCATTCAGCGTGATGAAGCGGTGATCGAGAAGATCAAAGACAAAATTCCACATGCTCAAGAGTACTACGCAAAGTTATATCAAGAGCGCATTAAAGCAAAGGTGGCAGCATGAAACAAATCGAATTAAACACAATTAGCGGTACTTCTGACCAGATCGCAGAAGAGATTTTTAAGAAAATTATTGGGCCTATGGTTGATGAAATGAATAGCCAAGATAAAGACTCAGCAAAGGTTTTCACATTCTCAGTAATGTGGCTTGGTATGGCTCTATATGCTGCTCAATTTGAACCGCACAATGCCAAGAAAACAATTCAATTTAGTGTTGATCAGTTCATGCAAACGTTCGACAAATTCAGCAAAAGACCGAGCTAAGGAGCAGCAGCATGACAGATTTGAATAAGGAAAGAGAGGCGTTTGAAAGATTGCCTTTGGCTGAATTAGCAATCAAAAGTGAATATGTTTATTACAACGAAGAAACAAATTCATATTGGCCTAATGAGGATTTTTGCCCTAGCGATGCTCCTGAAACAATGAACTTTGCTTGGGAAGCATGGCAAGAAAAAGCCAAAGCTCAGACGGTGCCAACTTGGATCAGTGTTAAAGATGAAGAGCCACCAACAGACACTATGGTTTTAATTTGTTGGTCAGATGCTCCTGATGTCACCCCAGAACAAGACTATATGACTATTGATGAGGATTTAAATAGCGTATGGGCAAACTATCAAAATGATCCACCTTCACATTGGATGCATTTTCATAGTGTGCCAAACGTATCGGGAGCTGAACAATGAGCATAACACTTAGCGGTCACCAATTAAAAAGCCTTCTCGAATTTGTAAATCCAGATGGTGAAAATGATTTAGATCAACTTGAAACTGAACTAACTATTAAATTTTTTGAAGATGGGCACAGTGGCAAAGGCTATTACTTTTGGATGACCGAATATCCAGAGGAAGGCAGCATGTTGTTGGGTGTTGAATCGGGAGCTGAGGGATGAGTACAAAAGTTTTAGACCCTTGTTGTGGTTCCCGTATGTTTCATTTTGATCGTAATAATCCAAACGTGACTTTTGGGGACATACGCAAGGAATCACATACTTTATGTGACGGACGTTCACTTGAAATCAGTCCAGATATCGAAATGGATTTTAGAAATATGCCTTTTGAAGATGAAACTTTTCATGCAGTGGTATTTGACCCACCTCATTTGGTTCATGCGGGCGATAAAAGTTGGCTTGCTTTGAAGTATGGAAAATTGGGTGAAAATTGGAAAGATGATTTGGCCAAAGGTTTCTCAGAGTGTTTTCGTGTACTTAAACCAAACGGAATGTTGATTTTTAAATGGAATGAAACACAAATTAAAGTTAGTGAAATTCTAGCTTTAACTGATCAAAAACCACTATTCGGACATCCGAGCGGTAAACGTGCCAATACGCATTGGATTGGTTTTATGAAAGCGGAAAGTAAGGAGGGGTGAAATGACAGCAATTGCGAATATAGGTAGTAACTTTGTTGTAGCGTTACCACCATCAGAAATTTGGCTTAATGATTTACAAGCAGCAGAATATTTGGGCTATAAAGATGTTCACTTCAAGGCAGCAGTTTGCTGCCTGCCAACCTTCCCTAAACCGCGCTATGTTATTAAGTGCGGTCAAGGAAGACGATGGAACTTGGCAGAGCTATCAAACTGGTTGAATGAACAATCGGATGATGAGCCAAAGAAAGGAAGACCACGCAAACGGGGCTAATCTAGCCTCGTTGCAATTTCGCTTGCAGTAGCATTGTAATAGACCATCAAGCTTCTTAAGTCTTTATGCCCAATCATACGGGCCAAGTCTAAAACTTCTAATTTCCTTGCAAGGCGTGTACAAGCCTCATGGCGTGTATCATGGAAATGCAAATCAGTGATTTGACATCTATCTCTTAATTTACGCCAAAGCGTATCAAAGCTTTGGGAATTACAAGTAAAGACCTGCTTTTTATCAAGACCTTTTAATAAAGTAAGCAACTCAACTGCACGCTTAGATAGTGGTACATTTCGTTTAGTACCATTCTTTGTTTCATTTAAAACTAAATATCTATCTTTTAAATAAACACGATCCCAAGTCAAGCCAACAATCTCACCAGCGCGCATAGCTGTCTCAATCGCAAAGAGAAAGGCAATAATAATTTGCTGAGTTGAATTTACTGGTACATTGTTATCCCAATTTGCTGCAAGACATAATCTATCAATTTCATCCTGAGCAATTCGTCTATCCCGGTGCTTTGATGGTGGTGGTAAAGTCAAGTCGGCCATTGGAGACTCTTTAATCCACTTCCATTCTTTCCGGGCAACAGTAAATAAAGAAGCTAAAATATTTGCTTCACGCCGGACAGTAGCACCCTGCACTTCTTTTAATCGGGAGTCGCGCCATTGCACTAAATCGTCAGTTGTGACTTTGGCCAATTGTTTTTGACATAGCTTTTTATACTCACGCTTAAAGAAAGCCATTCGCTTGACTTCATTCTCATGAGTTTTCTTTTTAACACTCACTTCACTTAAGTAGCGTTCAATAGCTTCTAAAAAAGAGTGATCTGGTAATTTGCCATGCGATTGTTCGCGCAACTGAGTCTCGCGTTTAGATGCCCAAGCTCTTGCTTGTGCTTTTGTATCAAAGGTTGAACTTTCGCGAATTCCGTTTACACTTATCTCGGCTCGCCATGTATTGTTGCGTTGTCTAAATGAAGCCAT